ATCCTGTTGGATTATTCATATAATCTGCCATAGATGATGCTCCATCATATTGTCCTTTACCAGCTTTATATGATTGTGCATATGCTGCTGTTTTCAATCCACTTACTGCTAATTTAGTATAAGCACCATACTCTTGTGCTTTACCCATAACTTTAGTTGTGTAAATAGCAGATTGTAGTTTAGATTCAGATCTAGCAGCATTTAATTTTATAGTACTAAGATCTTTAGTTGTAATTCTATCAATTTCTTTTTGAACAGCAAAGAAACTTCTACTATCATCATTATATCCAGAACCTGCTGCAATAGCTCTATTGATTTTCTTTTTCTTTTCACTTGCTTCTATAACATCATTAGAGTCTTGTAATCCTTTTAATTGATTAACTTTACGTTCAGTTTCATATTCTTGCAACTGAGCTTTTGTCATAGCTTTTTGGTATTGTACTTGCTGATATGTACCTACAGCTTGTACACCAAAACTAATTACTGCTAATGTTACTGGATCAGCACTCACGCAAATACTACCTCCACTGACATACCTAATATTTTAATTGGTAATGGATCATCTTGGGATAATGTAACTGTTGGACTTTTATCATATCCCAAAAAGAAAAATTCTTTTTTAGATGTAATAGGTGTTAGGTCAGAACCACCAGTAAAATTAACTTGCTGTACTACTAATGACTTTGCGGTTGTATCAGCAGCTTTGACAGTTAAATCTAATGCAGAGTTAAGATCAATGATGGCTCTTGAAATTCGTCTAGGTAATCCTGTTAATGGCCCTTCGGCTAATTCTTTATCAATAGGCATAGTTTCTATAATCGGTATATAATTAAATCCAATTTTTACTCCAGAAGCTCTGGCAGTATTCAAAGTAATAGTGTTACTAGCAGATACAGTAAACGCACCTAAAGAGCTATTTCCTTGTATAGCATTAATAGATTCATTAGTATAAATTCCATTAACATTGTGTAAAAATCCTTTTACTAAAGTAATTGCTGCATTATCAGCAGGTGTAGCTGCTAAATTTTTATCTAGATTTAAATCATAAGATCCTGCACCATTATTAGTTACTGCTTGAATAATATATTCAGTAGCATTACCAGCTATTGTAAATGTTTCATTGATTTTAGGATCAGAACTAAATCCATCTACTTTTAATACCGAACCTGTTTGACTTGCACCTTGAACTAAAGGTGTACCTCTTTGATTAACAGTAGAAGTAGTTTTCATATCTAATGTATTACTATCATCATCAGCAAATAATTCCAATGTATAAACTGTACTTCCATTTAATTCTCTTTTAACAACACATACAAGATATTCATTAAGAGCAATTATAGATTGAAAGTAATCGTCAGTTCTTGTTGACCATAAACTCCAACCTGCAATCTTTTCATCTCTAACAGAATGAAATACTGCAAATGTTCCTGGCAATGTAGAACCATTATTTAAAAAGAAAGCATATTGTTCTGGTCTAGTAAAGTTACCTTTAATAACTGCAATTTGTTTTGGATTATCAATTAAATGCTGTGCAAGTATTGATACTGATGTAGATTTATATCCATCTTCAATATCAGAATAAATAAATTCTCTAACAGCTTTACCATTTTTTTGAATAAATCCTGCTGCTTGGTCAAACATTACAGGTGCTGTTCTACTAATACCATAAGGTGTTTGTCTTAATACAGATACGTTAGCAGGTGTAATTGTATTATCAGTTGCTCTTGGAATGTAATATTCTCCACCATCTGTAAATACTTGTAGATCTTTACCAGATAACATATGTCTAACTTCATTAACTTCTGAACCTGCAATATCTAAATCAATTGCTTGATCTGCGTCACCTGCTCCAACATCAAAATTAAAATATTCAGATATTCTAGATGCAAGTATTCCAGCAGGTCTAGATTTTAAACCACCAAACCATAATCTATTATTATGAAATGTTACAGCTTGAGGATAACCTCTTGGAATAGAAATAGCTTCTTCTTTCCAATCAAAATGTGGGCCAGTTCCTCCAGCAATTGTTTCTATTACTGTTACAATTACTTCAGTTGGACTTGTATATCCAGTAATTTTAACTTGAGATCCATCTATTAATAAATACTGATTAACATAATTAGAAGTAAAAAAACCTACACTTGAAGTAACTGTTCTTCCTGTACCTGTAGCTGATGTACTAATTGTTAATGTTACTGATCCATCTTCATATTTATAAAAAGGTGTATCAGTTTTATAAGCACCAGAAACAACAATATCTTCATTAATTTGAAATGTATATAAACTAACAGTAAATGTACTAGCTGAAGATCTAAATATTTTTACCATAGGATTATCTCTATGCGTTACAAATATTGTATCTCCAAATTGAGCAAAGTTTAATTCAAATAGTTGAGCTGTTGTCCAATTACAGTTTGTTGTATAATTAGATACAATTGCTGTACCATTAATATTATAAACATCCATTCTATTATTTGATAAAACAATAATAGCTATTTCATCATCAGAAAATACAAATGGAATTAATCTACATTCAGCAGGTAATGTTGCAAGATAAGAAGTACCTGGTCTTCTCATTACCCCACCTTCTGCTAATAAAGCAAAATTTCTACATTGCTTAGCACCATTAGCATAAGCAGGTGTATCTATTCTATTAGCTAGTAATGGATTAAGTTCTCCAGAAGAAAAGTTGGTTAATACAGTTTTTAGTGTTCTTGCCATTAGACATCAGTTCTTGTAGAGTTTCTTAAGTTAATAAATCTTGAAGTATCAAGTTTTCTAGTAGTTACTTCTGACGTATCAATATTTTTAGATATTAAAAATTGTCTGTCAGATAACATTTTAAATTCTCTAATCATACCAGCATCTCTAGCAACAGATCCTGCAAAGATAGATGCAAGTTCATATTCTAAAGCTAATCTAAAATGAGCTGGAAAATAATCTTCTTCTACTCTGTAAATGTAATCTAATATTAATGCGTGATTTGCACCATAAGTATTTACATAAATTTTATCTTTATATCTTGTGTATGGAATTACATAATCATTAACTGTTACTGTAATAATTTGTAATACACCAGGATCAGCAGGTAATTGATAAGCATAATCATATCTACCTTCTGGTGCTGTAGCTAATAATGATAATTGTTTTTGGTTAGTAGCAAATTTCCATCTATGTCTTGTTAAAGAAGATTGAACAATATCTTCGTAAACATTTGATGCAACAAGTGCTTCAGTGCTACCATCTGAAAAAGAAGATATAGGTTGAGCACCAATCATTACTAAAGCTCTTGCACATATATCTACTTTTGTTGTTGCCATTAAAATCCTTTATTAAATTGAGGGCGAGTTTCCTCGCCCCCAAAAATATATATAATTAAGCCAAAGCTACAGTAGTTACTGTTGCTGCTCCAGATGCTGATGTTACAGATAGCACGTCTGCTGCTACTGTTCCACCAATTCCAGAAGTAACAATAATAATGTCACCTTGTTTTAATTGATTGTATGCTGAATTGAAGTAACCAGAACCAGTAATTGTTCCGATTGCATCTCCGTCTATATAGAAGAAAATACTATTACCACCAGCTTCAGCAATCTTTTTGATTGGGTTGTCTGTTGCGTATGCCATATTATCCTCCTATTACTCCGCACATTTCTGAACTCTTAGACCATTAGAGTCAATCTCAACTGCACCTAATGATAACATAGATGTAATTAAGTGTGAAACTTTTTCTGGAATGTAGTTCACTTCAGTTTTAACGTCAGATCCAACACCTAATCCCACAGATGATTTGTGGAAAGCTAATGTGTTTCTGTCGCTACCTGTTGTTGATAATCCTGAGTGTACGAACCACAAGAATCCTAACCATCTTTTAGCAGTCATTCCGCCTTTGAATGGAAGTTCATCTTGTCCTACGTATTCAAGTCTAGTAAACTGATCAATACCTAATAGATCAGACCATTGTTTAGGCCCTACTACCCAGTATCTTTGACCATCATCTGGAACGTCATTACCATTGAATGTTTCCATCATATTTTTAGCTTTCACTAAAGACATTGCTGTTGATGCGTCTGAGTTTACGTTATTTGCGAAAGAAGTACCTGCTGCCATTACATCTCTTATCACTTCGTCAGTTTTTCTGCCAAGTGCATAAGCTGCTGATTGTGCAACTACTTGTCTTTCGTCAATGTTTACCTTTAACTCGTCTAACTTGTCAACGTAATCTGCTGCATAGTAATCAGTTAAAGTTGCTGACACATTGCTGTGTGAAAGATCCATTGCAACTACTTCAGCGTGTCTTGCTTTAGTATTTGCAGAACCTTGTGCAACTTTCTGAAACTTAACAGTAGATCCGTTTACTCCGTTCACATTTCTAACTAAATTTTTTAGTTTGCTTCCCATTCTTTGGTAAGCCATATGAACTTCAGCTTCGAATTGAGTTATAAAGGCATTTGTTATTGATGTAGCCATTTATATGCTCCTTTTTTATTGTTGTTGTTAAGTTTACGTTTATCCGATTGTCTTACAAATGCAGAGGACTGTTATCCAATTAAGGGCAATCATTGAACATTTTTAAGGTCTTGGTGCAAAAATAGATTTGTTTATGATACTAAACAACGCACATTAAATCCATATTTTAGGTATTGTTATAACTTCACCAAATTCTAACTTACCTTTGTCGTCATATGAATAAGTGCCAAATAATGTAATTGATTTATCGTTTTCTTTATAAATCCACATTTGGCTACATATTGCATCAGCAGGTTTTTGATTATCCATATCTTCTTCAGATAACCATCCAGAATCTGATACAGCATCTAGCCAATGTAGATCTGTTTTAAGTCGTTTAAAACGAAAAGGTTTTTTAACCTTGTCTCGCTTTATTGTACGCTTTCTCATAAAGCTCCGTTACTCGTTTAACATATGAAGGATCTCTTTGATTTGAGTCAAAGTATCTCGGATCATTCATCATAGATTTTAAATCTTGTAAGTCTGGCATAACAGATACTTGAGTTGGTGTTGTTGGAATAGGACTATCTTTAGTTAACTTCATTATTTCTTCAATAGCCTTAACTCCATTTGCTGTAGCTGCAATACTTGAGAAAGTACTATAAGCGTCTGGCGATAGGTGTTTTTTAGACCAAAGCTCAGCAGCTTCTATTCTTTCTCTAGAATTATCACCAAGATTTTGCATTTCAGCATTTATATCTGGCAAAGCAGACACAGCATTATTGATGAACATATTTACACCTTCATCAAACTGATCTTGTGATAAACCATTTTTTTTTGCAGTTTCTTTCCACCATTGTACAATTTCCATATCATCAGATACAGATACATCTACATTTTCTGGAAGTTCTGGAAGATTAACTTTATATGCTTCAGGAGCATTTTTTAATCTTTCAAGTTCCATATCTTGTCTAATTTGTTTAGACAAGTCTTCTGTTCTTGAACCTAGTTTTTTTTCAAGAGCATTATAACTAGAAGCTAAATTTTCTAAATTAACTTCTTTTCTATCAATATCCCAAAATTTGTCTTGTACATATTCTGGTTTAGACACAACAGTTTGCTCTTGCGAATCTGTGGTGACTGGTGCTTTATTTGTAGCATTATCATCTACCATCTTGTTCTCCTTTTTTTATACGTGTTTGAATTACAGCTGCTAAGAATCTCATTCCTTCTAAATGAAATAATTGGTTGCTTTCTATGTTTGGCCCAGCAACAGCATCAGTTGTAATAGATTTAATATACTCAAGAACTTTCTTTCCTTGATCGCCCTTGAATACACCTGCAAATGTTTTATTCAGATTACGTTCATCTTCATCAGATCTTACGTAACCATCTATAGATTTTGCAGGAATTGGTTTTTTATTTTTTAACCCATCCCAGCTCATTATTGAGGTATCTCTCCTTCTTTCGGTTGATTCTGTAATTGACTAACCTGTTGTATTATTTGCCTTTGTTCTTCTTCATCACGAATAAGTTTTTCTGGCAAATTCATTTTACTAGCTAAGTACTTAGCAACTTCATTTTGATTAATTATAATATTAATCATTTGAGGGCCAAAAGTACCTGCAATAATTTCATTAAATCTATTTACATCTGCAATGTCTTGCATATGTTGTGCTTTAGCTAATGGAGATCTTGCAGCTATCTTAACTTCTCTACCATTAACTTTAGGTAATTCTATTCTACCTTGTTTAGATAATATTCTAATAATTCTTTTTAATAATGGATGAATAAACTCAGATTGTAATCTACCAAATGAAGATCCTATCTGTCTTGATAGATCTGCCATTCTTTCAGAAACTTCTGTTGCTGTCATTGGTGTACCTTCTGGTCTTCCAAGAGTTTCCATATATAAAGCTTTTTTAATATTCTGCCTCATATCATTTAATACTAATTGAGCTACATCAAAATTAGATGCAGATTGAATTGAATTTAATCCTCTAGATCCTGGTGCAACAGGAATTAATGATCCTGGTACTAATGCAATATTATCTGGATTAATAACACCATCATCTTCATAAGTATAAACTCCAGATACTGCCATCTGTGCATTTTGTAATATTAACTCAATAGTTAAGTTACAAGTTTTAATAGCACCCATTGCATTAAAGATTGGGCCTCTACCATATACTTCTCCAGATGCTTTATTCCATCTAAATACTAAATAAGGATTAGATCCTTCTCCAGTATATATTTCTTCAAAGATTACTGCTTTAGGATTTTCTAATACAACGCAATATTTATATTTCTCTACATTGTTTTCATAAATTCTATAAACTGCTTCAATAACAGTTAAATCTTTTTTTTGTCTTAATGGATCAAAATATTGTGGCATTACTGCTTTAGGATAAAGTATATTAATATGTTCTGGTTTAACTTTTCTAGTTCTATAAACAGTATCTATTCTACCATCTGGCCCATTAAGTAAACAAATCTTAGGCAGAGGTACAGCAGTAAACTTGATTGGATTTACTGCATCACCTTCTTCAACTAACATACATCCAGTACCTACAGCTAAATCCATAAATGCTTCGTGACATTCTTGGTTAAAGTTTGAGTTCTGTAATACTTCAAAAACGTATTCAGTTATTTTATCTAATTGTAAATTGACTTGAGATTTTTGTTGTTCAGGAATTTCTACACCAGCTTGGAAATCTGCCCATCTAGCAAATGTTGGAACAATGCCAGACTGTAATCTAGATGCAAATTCTTGAACACCTACTACTGCTGTTTCATCAAAGATCTTGTCAGTTCTTTTTTGTCCTGGCGACTCATCATAAAATGATTCTCTGTTTGGAAGACAATATTCATATGCTTCTTCAAACTTATCTCTCCAATGATCTTTAACAGATACTGCTTCTTTATACTTTTGAAGTATAACAGTTGCTCTATCTGTAGTATCTACTATTGGTGTATCTTCGTATGTGTATTCCATTATTTTTTAAATCCTTTTAAAGTAATTGCTAATCTTGCTCTAGCTCCCATCTTACCTTTTTTCTTAGCAGCTTTTTTTAAATCTTTCATTGGAATCTTTTCACCTTTTTTTATTCCCATAGACTTTCTTAAAGCACCAGGTTTTTTAATAGCAGCTTGAATCCATTTTTTAGTCATTGTTTTTATTTTCTAAATCTTTTAACTTTTGCGGCGATACCTTTTGGTTGTTTGACAAATTGTTTTCCTTGTTTATTTCCACGTGCTTTAGCTTGGTTAGTTGCAGCCCTTTCTTTAGCTGTAAGAGCTTTCCAAGCCTTGTCAGGTAAATATCTTCGTTTTCCATCACTTGGTTTTCCACTGCTTGTTTTCCATTTTTGTTTACTCCATTTGGATAGCTTATTAGATCCTGACTTAGATCCTCTATAGCCTCCACCTGCTTTCTTATATATCTTAACAGCAAGTTGCATAGCTCTAGCACTATGTTTCCCTCCCATTTGTGCTTTGGCTTGAGCTTTTGCTCTTGCCCATAAAGCAGGTTTAGTTTTTTTTGCCACAGACATTTTTATTTTTTTTTATGTCTATTTGCAAAATTTCTTGCAGCTTCAACACTACCAAAGCCCCAAGCTTTTAATGCTAAGGCTTTTCTTGTTGGTCTGCCTTTAGAATCTTTCATTGGGCCTTTCATTCCTGCAAATCTTGCAGCAAATGAAACACGCCTTGGATTAATTCCTTTTTTAACAGGTGCTTTTAAGTTAGCACCTTCAGTTCTTTTGAAGTATGCTCTACCTTTAGCATTTAATCCACCTTTAGGATTCTGATAAACTTTTGCTACCATTATCCAAAAAATCCTCTACCACCAGCTTTACCAAATAAAGATCTAGCACCAATAATACCTTTAGCAACTTTTTGTTTATAAGTTGTTTGCTCTTTTTCTAAAGCAGCAGCTCTTGCTTCTTCAGCAGCTCTTTGTTCTTCTAATTGCTTTTCTAAAGCAGTATCTCTTGGTGGTGGTGATGGTTTTGAAAATACTCCGCCCATTAGTTCTCCTCGTCTTCTCCTATAAAATTTAAATCATCAGATATTAAAGATCCAATACCATTTTCTATTTCTTGTATTAAATCATCTTCTTGAGCCTGTAAATCTCTCATTTCGTCAATGATCTCCTGCAAGGATTTTTTCTTTGGTTTTGGCATCTTGGTTGTAAAATGACTTATATCCTGCTTTAATCAACGCACAATAAAGCTGATATGGAGTAAAGATATACCATTTATAAAATCCAATTAATCTCATAATAAATGATACGCAAGTTAAATCTTTAATCCTTAACAGATGCCATTGATCTCTAACAGGACAACGTAACATTTTAAAATTACTTAGGTAATGAAATGTATCTTCAACTTCTTTTTTATCTAAATAAGATAGTTTAATACCTGCGTGGGTAAACTCTAAATGTACCCAAGTATCTTTAGCGTGGTAATATGATAAAGCTCCACAATGCTTATAACCTTTTTTTAAAAATCTTAACCAATCAGAATAAGGATGATTGTCAGCTTCATAGAAATAGACTAGCCATTCCGTTTGAATAAATCCCATACTTTCCTTTTGCCAGGTCTTTGTTTAGCAAAGACATCCCATTCTTTCTTGACTACTGTTGGTTTAGTTTGAGTTCTACCTGCTAGAATAGATCTACCTTCACCTGAACCAATCATTAAATATTGTAAAGCGTCGTGTACGTGAGAGTATCTATTCTTGTTTGGTTTCTCATCATAACGATCTCCAGAAGTTTGGATTCGTCTATAATGATAACCACCATTAAATCCTTTTTTTAAATTAATACATTGTTTGTCTAATAAGAATCCTGGTTTGCCATCTAGCAATCTACATAAAGCAACATCAACAGATTCTATTCTTAATGCAACATCATTAGATGGAGCTGGTGTAGCTTTTAATCCTGCTTGTCGCATTATTTGAAATGGAGTTCTTTCATCTGTTTGAGATCTAAAATCTCCAGCAGGATCTCCATAAATATTTATTTCATAACCTCTATAATTTTTTGCAATTTCATTTCTTAATAATTCTGAGAATCTTACAACACCCATATCAAAACATACTAACTCATTTATGATATGCCATCTACCTGTAGCTAATCTTTGACCAAAGACAGCAGCAGGAGTTAATCCAAAGTCAACTCCAACATAAATAGGTTGATGAATATTTAATTCTAATTTTTCTATAGCAACGTGGAGTTCTTCTTTAAAGTTTGGATAGACAGGTTTACCTTCTTCTATTGATCCTAGTTTATTTAAAACATAAACATCAATCCATCCTTTTGTTTTACCTCTAATAATATTAGTATAATATTTATCTGTTAAGTTTTTTTTATTTTCTGCAAGAGGATTTGGTTGATAACCAATAGTAATTCCATTTTCTTTTTTTTCTTCCAATGCAGGTGGTTGAGTATAAAAACTCCAGTTATCTGGTTTGATTAACATAAGAGCTTCTTCTCTAGAAATATGATCTGGTGTTGGAACATCACCTGCCATTATTGGCCACCAATGATCTTCTTCTGGAGCATTGGTATCTGCAATAACTCCATACCAACTAGCACCGCCATCTCTCATAGATGGGTATCTTCCTACCCTCATAGTACAAGCATCTATAATTGACTTAGGTATTTCTCTAGCTTCATTTACCCATACGCCAGTAAGTTCTAAAGATAATAATTTCTTTACGTCTTCTGGTCTATCTAATGCAATAAAGATAATTTCAATATCTAAATCACCTTTATAGATTCTATGAGTATAAGGAACAGACCAAGAGAAGTTTCCCCAGTTTTCTTCAGGAAACCAATCTAACCAAGTCTTAATGGTTGTTGTTTTTAATTGTGGGTTTGTATTTCTAATAACTGCCCATCTTGATTTACGTTTGCCTTCTGCATTTTTTTCTTGCAGCAAAGCTCGTCTAAATAATTCTATGCAGCAAGATACTGATTTGCCAGAACCTACTGGGCCACGTAGTCCTCTAAAGAAGTCATTAGACTTCATAAAGTCTTTTAATGTTTTGCCTTCTGGTTTATAATTAAAATCAATCGACATTCTTTCCTACATTTTCCTTAAGCAAGTTATAAACTGTTTCTTCTCCAAAAGCTTCTACAAGTTTATCTGCCTCATAATCTGTAATCATATGAGTAGGATAATGTTTAAGATGTACTTTTTTAACTATCGTTCTCAGTCTTCTCTTGTCCTTCAATGACAGCGTGTTCAGAAATGACATAACCTAATAACTCCTTAAATTTTCTCCAACGCATTTGTACACGTGGTTCTTGATAATCAGAAACTAAAACAAGCAAGTCTGCTCCGCCTTGCCACTTTTCCATAGTAACAAAACCTTTTGCTCCTTTTCTTGCTTTACATTCTACTGATAATCCACCCATAACATCTGCATAAACGTCGTGTGGTAATCCAGGAATTGCACCAGACATTGGTTGTCGTCTGGCTTTAATTCCTAGTTCTTCAAATAACTTTCTTATTTTGTGTTCTACTCTAGTACCCTTTTGCTTTGCTTTGCTTCCCATTCTTAGCTTTCTGTGGTTTCTTTGACTTCTTGCTGTATGTTGTCTTGGATGCTTTTTTCATAGATCTCCTTTGTTACTTCCTCAAATGTGCTTCTGCATCCATCTGGTGTTGATGCTGATGCCATTTGTATTCCTTGTATATCATTATCTGCATTATATACAATCTCTCTTTTAAGGTTATCACCTTTCCATATTCTTACTTGATAATACATTATTCCTCCTATTTGTGAAAGGAGTGACCTTATAGAAGGTAAAAATATTTTAAACGCACTAAAGGAACTAAGCTTTTCCTTGTCCTATATATTTTTTGAAAGACCTTTTCTTAGATTTATTCATTGATGACATCTTTGGTTTTCTCCCTATGGATGTCTTCTTAAACTTTGCACGACTCTCGTGTTTAATAACGTCTTTAAACTTTGCCTTTGCCATAGAGCCTTTTTGACCTCTGTTGTTTGAGTACCTTCCCTCGTCAGCTAAAGCTGATGAATTTTGCCCCCACCCTCCGACTCTGTGGAGTCTAGCGGTGTGTGGGCGTACCAACGCCTCACGATAGATCTATATTAATCTTAATATCCCCTTGAATATTGTGAGCTACCTTATCTGGTGCTCTTAAACCTACACGATCAAGTATATCTCTACTAGCTTCTAGTTGAACGTACTCTGATCTTGCTCCGTTTGAGAGTTCGATAAGTTTCCTACTCGCACTTACTGCCCCAAGTCCAAGAGTTTGTGCTATCCTTGATTGCATATACTGTTGTACCTTTGGTAATCGTAGTGTGCGAGATGCACTTACTCTACCAGCATCTCCTTTACCTTTACTTGAATATCCAGCTTTTTCTGCTGCTTCCTTTATAGAACACCCTGTTGCTACGATAGTATCAACGAGTGTCTTCTGTTTGTTTGTTAGATCATCCATACTACACAATTGTAATTCTTCCCTTAACAGTACGTAAGGTTTATTTTTTATTGTGTCAAGGAAAATAACAGTACTTTAGTGTAGTGTCAAACTCACAATACTAGATATGGTTGCCTGTCGGCAACAACGGAATCTTCTCGCCAAATGCAGGAAGCATTTGTCTGCGAGGATAACACCCATACGTGTTTTGCACTTTGATTTAAACAAAGGTGCAAACCAGTCGTAATCACATATGTAGGATGTAGATTACTCCTTACACTATGGGGCCCCTCCCACACACGTGAAGAAGCGAGTGTAACAAGGAATCCCCTCAACCTGTAAACAGGGCGAATTGTCCACGAGGTACAATTACGCCGCAGGGGGTAAACCCCTGCCAAGCTGTTGACAGGTCAAGGACTCCCCTTGTTCACTGTACGCTACCACGTGATGTGGGTTACGTTAATCTTAACAAGGAGGTTATATGGACTACGTAAAATACTATGAGTTAGTTGTTGATGAAACTAACAGGATGAGAGTTAATGAGTTATTAGCTCTTAAAGATGAAGCTATCTGTAAAGGTGACAATGATAAAGTTGCTGAAATAGATAGTGAGTTATTAACTATAACAAATGGAGGTATATATGCACATTAGTGAAGTAAATAGTGCTGATTATTCAGACAGTCGTTTAGAATCTATGAGTGATGTATTAGATTCTGTTGATATCAAATCAGGTGTATCTGCGTTATTCAATGCAGTTATTACACCATTTGCTGAACACAAAGACTGGAATATGTTAGCAGAATGGAATGCCAATAGTATTATTGGTGCTTTCCAAAGACATTATGAACAATGTGTTGCTAGTTCAGATAAGACTAGAGATCTTATGCAGAACGCAATACGAGAAGATGTTGGTAATGAAATATCACAGTTAAATGTAGATAAGCTAATATTCAGACGTGATGCACAAGAGTTAAATATCAAACGTGCTGAAATGATATTAGATGCTTTGAAATTAACTTATGAAGTTGCTTTTGAGAAAAAGTATGTTCCTAAGTCAAAGCAATCTACTGCATTGGATAAGTCTAAAGAGATTAAGCAATATAATATTGCAAGACTTAAACAAGCATTAGGTCAAGAATAATAAAATTAAGCCCTGTTGTCTTCGGACAATGGGGCTTTTTTTATCGCTAGGGATTGAATTTTTCAGGTTCGGCGTTGGAAAATTCATTGGCGTTGCTGCCGAAATTAATAAGGATATATATGAGCAATAAAGAAATAAATCAGAATATTACCAAATTAAGAAAATTAGTATTAGGTGAAACTAATGTTAATACTTTAAAAGAAATAATAAAATGTATTGATCAAGTACAATTTGATTTCTTAAAGTTAAAAGTAGAAAAATCTACTTTTAAAAGATGTTTTACAGATACATTAATAATGGAAGAAGTAAGTAAAGAAATTCAAGAGAATAAACTTATAAGAGTTAAAAAGTTTAAAGAAGTTTATAATCGTTGGATGGATTATCAATATAACAAAGGAGAAGAAAATGCTAAATAATATACAAAACTGGCTTATGAATGTTGCTGCCAAATGGATTTGGTTTGCAATAATGTTGCCAATTAGAATTGTATTAGGACTTTGTTTTGCCATTGCAAAATAT